ACCTTGACAAAATATTTAGCAAATTAGGTGCTTTAGCTCAAGAATTGAATCAGTTAATAGGCATGATGGGAAAGAAAAGAAAATCATGAATAATCAAGCAAAGGTTAGAAGACAAGCCATTTTAAACACCATTATTGCCGCCCATCCCAATTGGATTGGTGAAGAATTAATTGCCAATGGCATCCAAACAAAATACAAAAAAGCCCAAATTTTACGTGCCTTAATTTATCTTGAAGACCAAGGGCACTGCGAAACTGAAACCATAGATCAAGGCAATATTTCATTTGTTCAATCCAAAGCAACAGAAAAGGGATTAGCCAATGAATTATAAAATCATTCAAAAAAATATTGTTTCAAATGAAACCGATCAAGAAAATTTTGATCGCATCAATGCCAAAACAATTGAAGAAAACAAAATTCTGGGGCAACAGGAAATCGGCTTATGGGCTTATGAAAACGGGCTTTATACCCGTTTTGAACAAGCCAAAGTCGAGTTTTCAGCCGATTTAGACATATTAAATAAACTCGCCTTTATTCATCAATTTATTAATTCAGAAATTGCAACTTTTAATAAAGAAGACACAAAACACATGGCATTATTTGATGCCTTAAATAATGCTGTTATGGCAGACAGCAAGGGCATTATTCCTAATGACGCAAAAACAGCTTTAATTGATATGGCAAAAACTAAAACATCTATTGCCGAGCAGGCGGGGTTTACTGAACTAGAAATTGGCGATATTACCCATGCGAGAAACCTATGAGTCTGTGGACAGCACGACAAGAATCCTTCAATAATCCATTAACTAGCAGTTTTACTGATATTTCAGAAACAGCAACGGTTAACGGGGCATGGGAAATAGAACTACAACCTGGCGAATCTACCGCCCTTGTGATTGAATTTAAACCCAAATTATCTGCAACAGAAAATTGTCAATTCGCCATTCTGCGAGGCACTAAAGACGATACTGGAAATGTTTATGACAGCATTGATCACGTCGATATTTTTGAAATGAACTTTGATCAAAGTTTAACTAAATTCCTTTATGTATCGGGTTGTTCCATCTTTAAAATACAAGCACGATTGGTTGATATAGACGGCAGTGCAGGCTTTGATGATGTGAATGACAGCACCATTAAGGTTTATATTCAAAAAGACGGCATTACGGCGGCATAGTGAATAGAACATGGATTATTAACGGATTAACCCGATTAAATCTGGATAACCTGATTTTATTAAAAAAATTCAGTCAATATTCCTATATTTATGATTGCTTTAGTCCCAGCCTAAAAATTACAACCAAAACAAAAAGCGGACAGCTCTCAGCAAATAAAAAGACCCATCGAGTACAAGGTGGGTTTTTAATGCAAACAGGGGCGTTTGAAAAACTATATTTACCTGCAACGCCTGATTTATCAAAAGACTTTACATTGATCGTTCATTTTAAAGCGGGCGCATTATTGGCTCAGGATCAATATTTATGCTTATTTAATTTTGCCTTGGCTGAGGGGTTTTATGTCAAATTAAACAACGGAGTTTTGTATACAAAAATGTATGCCAATGGCATTCATAATACCAATAGCATCCCACTTTCAATTAATGAAAACAGACTGGTTATTGTAAAAAATAGCAATACCAGTCAAATTTATTTGAATGGTGCCAGCATTGGTTCAATGAATTCCAGCGCCTTTTCGGGTTATGCGTCAACAAATGAAATTAAACTTTATCCAAATCGATCCGCCATTTCTGATCGAGTTTTTATACAACATGCCTTAACAACCCAAGAAGCCCTCAGAATAAGCAAAAAAACAGCACCTTTATATGAACCACCGCAACAGAAAGGCATTATTAATCTGCCAGATTTAACATGGTCTAGACGGACTGATTTTGTATTAAATATCAATAAACAAACTAATTTTTCGGTGAATTTATGAGCCATAACGACGTTGTTTATAAAACCAATGCGATTGGTGAGCTGTTTAACTGTGATATTAAATACCAATCCTTCAGTTTTGATGAATTAAACACCGCCAGCCAAGTCGATTTTATTTTTTCATTCAAATTTGGATTGCTGGTTAAACGATTAACAGGCTATTTTGCCAGTGAAAACAGCATTATTTATGCACGGGTTGTAACTCCCATTGGATTTTTTAAAGATACAGATGGAAGTGCCTTTGTTGAAGTTGAAGTATTTATCAATGGCAAGGTTTATCCGACTTTTGATAAATTTGAATTTATGGTTGAAAAATCAGCCGACGAGGTTTAATGATGATACGTGCCCAAATTGATAAATTAAATGCCGAGACCAAAGTTTGGTTAGAAACTGAATTAGTTAAACGGGGCTTTTCAAACTATACGGAACTGACCGAGCTTTTAGCCCAAAGAGGCTTTGAAATTAGTCGTTCAAGTGTTGGACGCTATGGCAAAAAACTAAAACGCCGAATTCAGGCAATTAAAGACAGCACTGAAGCGGCAAAATTAATTGCCATTTCTAGCCCCGATGAAGAAGATGCCCTCACAGGATCAGTTATATCAATGATTCAATCCGACACCTTTAGCGTTTTATTGAATTTGCAAGAAGCCAGCGAAGCCGATCCTGAAGAACGTTTAAAATTATTATCCAAAGCCGCCAGTGCTGCCAGTGATTTAGCTCGTGCTTCAATTGCCCATAAAAAATACAGCTCAACGGTTCGTGCCCGATTAAATGCTGCCAAACAAGCCGCTGCCAACAAAGCCGAAACAGTCGCTAAAAAAGCGGGACTATCAGACGCCGATTGGTCTGCCATTAGAGCGCAAATTTTAGGGATTGAAGTCGAAAATGGATAAAAAAATCATCCATAGTTATGAACAACCTGAAACCATCAGCAAAGGCGAGCAGGATCAATTATTAAATCAAGTGGCTGAAATTCAACAAAGTCGCACTCATAACGTCGGTCAAGCCAAAAAAATTCCCTACCTGTTATTGCCTTATCAGGCTAAATGGAACGCCGACAATGCAGGAGTTCGTATTTGTGAAAAATCCCGCCGAATCGGCTTTAGCTGGGGCTGTTTAGCCGCCGAAGGAGCACTAGAAGCCAGCCATCGAAAGGGCATGGATCAGTTTTATATGGGATTTAATAAAGAGATGGCAGCCGAGAATATTGGCGATGTTTTATTCTTTGCAAAAATTTATGGCCAGGCTATCTCTAAATTAGATGTTTCTCGCCATACCGAAATTACCACTTTTGAAACAGATAATCGGGTCATTGAATCGGAACGTGCCATTACAAAGTATGCCATCCGTTTTGCTAGTGGTTTTAAATATGAAGCACTCAGCTCTAGCCCTAACAATTGGCGGGGTCGTCAAGGACATGCCCGAATTGATGAAGCCGCATTTCATGAAAATATTCAAGAAGTTGTTAAAGCCGCGCTTGCTTTCAAACTTTGGGGCGGGAGAATTTCCATTGTTAGCACACACAATGGTGAAGATAATCAATTTAACCTTTGGATTAAAGACTGTTTGGCGGGTGTTTTAAATTGGTCTCATCATCGTATTGATTTTGATCAGGCATTGGCTCAAGGTTTTTATAAACGTATTTGTTTAATTCGAGGAATTGAATATTCCAAAAAAGGCGAGACGGAATTTAAGAAAAGTGCATTTAAAGACTATCCAGACCAATCAGATGCGAATGAAGAACTCAGTTGCCAACCGAAAAAAAGCACAGGTTCCTATTTTAATCGTTTAATTATTGAAAAATGCCAAGACGATTCCATCCCTGTTTTAAGCTGGTACAAGCCCAACCAGTGGGTTATGGATTTAAACCGACATAATGAAACCGACCAATTTTGTAATGATATTTTAAAACCTGTTATTGACAGCTTACCCACTGATCAGCGAACGGTTTACGGTCAAGATTATGCTCGTACCTCAGATTTATCGGTTATCTGGATATTACAAAGGGTTGATCATTTACACTGGAGAACCGCCTTTATTCTAGAACTTCGCAATATTCCAGGCGATCAACAATTGCGGATTGGCACTTATATTATTGATAATTTGCCGTTATTTCACCACGCAAAACTGGATGCAACGGGTAATGGTGCCCAACACGGCGAATCATTAATGCAAAAATTTGGCACTCAAAAAATAGACCCCGTTAAATTATCAGGCACCTGGTACGATTCAAATTTTTCATATTACAAAAGCGCCTATGAATCTAATCATATTACCGTGCCTAAAAGCGAAGATCTGATTGCAGACCATCGCGTGGTTGAATTAGTCAAAGGTAATCCCCGAATGGGAAAACAACGAATTAAAGGCAGCGACGGCAAATATCGTCATGGCGATTCAGTGGTGGCAGGTTTAATGGCATGGTCAGCCGCCCGAGTTGAGACCGAACCCAGTTTTGGCGTCAATATCGAAAATTCCAAAGATGTTTACAAATCAAAACGCAAAAATAATCTACAGCAAATTTTAAGGCATTATTATGGCAGTTAATCCACAACAATTACGAGAAAAACTAGCAGCTAAAGAATTTCGATATGTAGAAGCGGCGGGAGTGACCTTAAATGATACGGGCTGGAATGAATTAACGGCGAAGAATAATCGTCATAATTTAAGCCCAATTTCTCAAAATCAGATGCAAAATAGATCCATGCAACTATGGGAGGGTAATTTATTAGCAAATCGAATTATTGAATTACCATTAGCCTATCTATTAGCCGAAGGGTTTGAAATAAAAGTTCAAGATAACGAGGCTCAAAAAATTATTACCGCCTTTGTTAATGATCCCATTACAAATCTGGAAAAGAAAATAAAAAGAAAAATTCGCTCACTACTAATGTTTGGTGAACAAGTGTGGCCTGCGTTTGTAAACGAATTTAACGGTCATGTGCGGTTGGGTTCAATTGATCCCAGTCAAATAGAAACCATTGTTTCTGATCCTGATAACGCCGAACAACCCATTGGAATTATTACAACTCGCAATGGTCGCCATCGCTCAAAGCGTTATCAAATTATTATCAATGGCACCGAATCAGATTTATTTAGCCGCCGAACTCAAGAAATTAGATCCACATTTAGTGACGGATTAGTCTTCTATAATGTGATTAATGAATTATCTGGTGGAGGTCGAGGACGTGGCGTATTGCTGGCACAAATCGATTGGCTAGACGCATACGATGAATTTCTTTTTGGCGAATTGGATCGCGCCCAATTAATGCGAGCCTTTTTTTGGGACGTTTCATTGAATGGTGCAACAGAGCAACAAGTGGTTGATAGAGCAAAACAAATTAAAACTCCATCGCCTGGTTCAACTCGGGTTCATAATGATGGTGAAATTTGGAAAGCGGAAAGCCCTAACTTAAATGCAGGAGAATCAGAAACAATTGCCCGATTAATACGTAATACTATTTTGGGCGGAGCAACCCAACCAGAACATTGGTTCGGAGGAGGTGGGGATGTTAATCGATCCACCGCAGATTCAATGGGAGAACCAACATTTAAGGTTTTATCTTCATTACAAAACGATATTGCTTCAATGCTAAAAGACGTTGCCATTTTTGCCATCAATCGAAATTATGATCCAACAGGTAAAGAAGTTTTTATTGATCCCTACGATCCTGATCCTGAATATGAACCCGAAGTTATTTTTCCAGAATTAACATCAACGGACACAAGCCGCTATGCCACGGCACTAACCCAAGTGGTTAGTGCGGCAACCATTGCGGTTGATGCTGATTTAATTACCAAAGAAACAGCAATTAAAATGATTAATGCAATTTCAGCACGGCTAGGCGTTGAGTTTGATGCCAGTGAAGAATTGCAAAAAGCAAATGAACAAAACATTGCAAAGCAAAGCAACGATATATTCCACCAAACCGAAGAATTACAGAAAGCGAATGAACAAGACATTGCAAAGCAAAGCAATGATGTATTCCAACAAACCACGGAAAAAACAAATGCTCAGTAAAATATTAAGTGATTGTATTAAAAATATGATTAATGAAAATCGCCCTAAAGCTCAAGCATTAGCCATTAAAGCGATGTGTATGGCTAATAAAATGAAAGAAAAAGAGATATTGAACGAGGCTAATGCGGTTTTTGATTTAGAACCCGTTAAATCAAAGAAAGAATTTATTTCATTAATGATATGGCAGGCTCGTGAGCTAATTCAAGATTAATGTCTCATCAAGCTAAGTTTATTCGAGAATCTACAAAACAATTAAAACAATCTCAAAAAGATCGAACAGGGGCATTTGATAAAATTTCACAGATTTTAACCAATGCCGAAAAGGATATTATTAAAAAATTAAAAAATTCTCCCTCCGATTTTGAGCGATTTTATTTAACTGAATTACGCGGAGAAATTCAAACGAATTTTGAGGCACTGAAACCGCTTTTAAGTGATGAAATCAGAAAGGAAATGGCAACTGCTTGGAGCAGTGGCATTGCATTAGTTGATGATCCCTTTTTGGCCGCAGGTTTAAATATTGCATCACAATTGCCTACCTTGAATATTGAACAAATAGCCAGTTTAGACGCCTTTGTTGTGGATAGAATTAAAGACATTCCAACCCAATTAATTAAAAAAGTGACAGCTCAATTGCAATTAACGGTTGTAGGAACCCAGTCCGTTAGTGACAGCATTAATATGATTGAAAACCTGTTTGATAAACAAGGCCGTAGCAGAGCATTAACGATTACGCGGACAGAGTTGGGGCGAGTTTATTCAGTTGCCAATGATCAACGATTAAAACAAGCTGTGCGGCTTGTGCCCTCGCTAAAAAAACAATGGCGCCGTTCTGGAAAAATTCATTCTCGAATTTATCATGACAGTATTGATGGTCAAATTAGAGATATTGATAAGCCATTCCGACTTGGCAATGGAACCCTGCTTGATTATCCACGAGATCCTAAAGCACCTATTAAGGAAACGATCAACTGCGGCTGCGAATCACTCCCTTATATTGAAGACTGGGACGTGGTAAATAAAGGATAATATTCCGCCTAAAAAATCCCTTAAAATATTAACGGACGTTAAAAGACATTATCTCTTCAAGTCGTTATTCTAACGACTAAATACAATGATTTTGAGAGAAAAATGGCGACCATTAAACAACTCACGGAGCAGGTTAAAAAGCTCAATCAACAACTGGCAATTGCTAAAGCCGACAATGATGTTTTAAAAAAGCAATTAAATGAATCATCACAACTGAATGAAACCTTAAAAGGTTCTGATTCAAAAATCAGCAAATCTGATGTTGCCAAAATTGCAGGTGTTGATGAAGCTCAGATTTTTAATTGGGCTGAATATGAACAACATATTGTTGTGGTTACTGTTGATGGAACAAAAATCAAGGTTGATAAGTAATGGATGAATCAGAAAAAACCGTTATAACAAAAGGGCGTGTTATTGAAGCGATTGATGGTAAAAAGTTTCTGGTCAAAGTGATTCAATCAGGTGTTTCTGTAAATGGTACTGATTATCCAAAAGCCGTATTAAAAAAAGCAACTCAATTGTTTAATGGTGTTCGGGTATTCGCCAAATCGGATGCGGAGCATTTAGCATTTGCTGGTAAAGACGTTCGGAATCTAATTGGTCGATTATCAAATGCCCGATTTGCTGAGTCTTATATTGAAGCCGATTTTGAACTACTGACAACAGCCCCTATTGCGCCAATGATTCAAGAAGCCGTTGAACGCGATATGGCGACCGATTTATTTGGTTTTTCAGTTGACGTTATAGGGGAATTTAAAAAAGGACTTTTAAGCCGCAAGGTTGAAGCCGTCAGTATTTCCAAAGTTTTATCTCTTGATCTCATTATTGAAGCTTCAGCGGGCGGCGAAATGATTCGCGTCATTGAGGCAATTGATTCATCAAAGCAAACCATACAACCCGAGGATTTAGAAATGTCCCTAAAAGCAAGAATGATTGAAGCCATTAAATCTCATAATGGAGGTCAATTACCTGATGATTTAGATATTGATAATGAAGATTCATTAACAGCCCGCTATGCCGAAGCATTAAAACCACCAACTCAAGCCCCGCAACAGGAAACAATGGTTTCTGCCGCAGAATTTAAAGAAACCTTGCGAATGGTTGAAGCCCGCAATTATGCAACCAATACAATTAATAATAACCCAGTGTTGCCCGATTTCGCTAAAAGTAAGTTGTCCGCTAGTTTTGTTTCAAAACCAAGTTTCACTCCTGATGATGTTAATGATGCAATTAAAAACGAATTGGAATACCTTGCTCGTGTGACTGAATCGGGTCATGTTCAAGGGTTAGGACAATCAGGAATTAATTCAGCGGTTGATGCATCACAAAATATTGATGGTATGTTTGATGCATTGCTAGATGAAAATGATAATAGCGCAATTTCATTGAAAGAATGCTATCGCCAAGTGACAGGGGACGTCATGGTAACGGG